AAACCAACTGACCAAGAATTAAAGAAGCAAGCAATTGATACTGCTAACGAGTATGCTAATCAGATTAGATTCTGCGAAAAGAACGACAAGAAATTTACGTTTATTGCTGGAGGCTTATCAATCCTATTTGATTACTTGGAACAATTTAAGATTCCAACGATTTCAAAGGAAGAAAGAATTGAACTTTGGAATAAATATGCTGGCATTCAGGATATTGAAGAGCGGAAAATGCATTGCAAAACTCAAGGTTATATTAAATTTATAAATTCTTTAGTTACATTTGATTGTCATATCGATAATGATGGAACTATTAAACCAAACGAATAATGAAAAGAAAACTAATTTATGGAACTGCACTTGCATTAATTTGCTATGCTTATTATTATGCGCTTAAAAATAATCAGACAATACAAAAAAATAATGAGCCGAAGTGGGTATTCGGAATTTCCGAATCTGAGGATATTTACACGGATACAATAGATTTACGGTTATACACAAGTCATGGAAGATTAAAATATAATAGCAATGAAAACTAAGCAAACGGCAGTAGATTTCTTTTTAAAAGAAATGAGCGATATTATTGGAATAGTCAATACAGATGCTTTTCAAAATTTGCTTATGGTTGATGCTTACAATAAAGCCAAACAAATGGAGAAAGAGCAAGGTATAGAGTTAATCAAAGATGCTTGCATGTATCAGGTGGCAGGATTCTATGATAAAGATATTGCCGCAATGACTTATGAAGATGTTTATAATACCTACTACAATAAAAACTAAACAAATGAAACTATACACAGAAGAACAAGTAAAACACGCAATGATTGAAGCAAGAGTCTCTCCTTGGCTAGAAACAGATTTTTTATTAGGTGATTATAATCCTATAGAACTTCCAAGTGATGATAAAATTATAGAGCAGTTAAAAGGCATTGGAGATGATGAGCACAAACTTGGTTTTAGCAGGGGAATATGTTGGGCTATTGATTACATTAAACAACAGGGGGACATTGATGCCCCTCTGTTAAAACAATTAAACAAATGAAACTATACACAGAAGAACAAATGCTTCAGGCTATTTTAGATTCCTTTTTATCCGAATATCCTACAAACGCAAATGATATTTTATCAAAATTAACGCCAATTATTTTGCCAAGTGATGATGATATTTGCGATGAAGCAGAAAGCATTGCTCATAACTATTTTGTAATGCAACGCAATCATTATCAGGGGCTAGAAGAAGGTGCTAAGAGAATGGCTTATTGGTTGATGAAACATTTTAAACAGCAAGAAAATGGAAACTAAACAAACGGCAGTAGATTGGATTGAATCAAAATTAAATTCAGTCAAACCAACAGATTTTTGTTCATTACAAGATGTAAAAGATTGGGTTAAAGAAGCCAAACAAATGGAGAAAGAGCAGATGATAAAATTTGCTATGCATCTACACGATGTAGATATGAGCAAAACAGGTACTGATATTCTTATGGATGAAGCTGAACAATATTACAACGAAACTTATGATAAGTAAAAAAACAAAGTTAAGCCTGGAAACTGATGGCAAAATTATTTCGGTTGAGTTTGACCATATTGATGTTGGCTTGGATGATTATTTCCAGGCGCTTAAAACTTTATTGGTTGGTGCAACGTTTACCGAAACTCAGTTCGAGCATTGGATTATCGATGAAGCCGAAGTGATTGGAGAATATCTGCATAACAATAAACACGATTGACAATTTGCAGTAAAATGTAAAACATCTTTAATGTTATTGTTGGTAAAATTCGACATTAAATGAGAAAATGTCACATAATGAGGGAATAACCCACAAATTATGTCACAAAGTTAGGGTAAATTGTGGCGAATTTATATGCAAAAGGGTATAATATTGCACAATAATATACCTTTTATATGCACAAAGGTATAAAGTAAAGCTATAACTTGACAAATTTATATAAAAAATAAATCTATAACTTGTAAATGAGAAACGAACACGAACATAAACTCCAGGTGGCAATTTGCAAATGGTTAGATTGGACTCAAGACTTTTACTATTATGCCATTCCGAACGGAGGTGCAAGGCATAGACTGGTTGCTATTAAATTAAAGATGGAAGGCGCAAAGGCTGGAGTTGCTGATATGTTTTGGATGGTTTCAAATAAGAAGTGGAAAGGTTTATTTGTTGAGGTTAAGATTGACAAGGGAACTCAGCAACCAAACCAAAAAGCATTTGAATCAATAGCCATTAATCATGGTTATTATTATGCGATTGTAAGGTCGATTGAAGACTGCGAGAGTTTGATTCGGAGATTTAGATTGGATGAAATTTGAAAGATAATCATCTAAATGCAATCAAATGGATTACAATGAGATTACAACGACCTACGATTCAAGTAGTTATCGACTGCGCTACTTATCATGATTTAAATTATAGCTTAGAAATAAACCTAAATCGAATCAAAATGGAAAGCGGTGCATCGTACCCAGCATACCGACAAACAAAAAAAATTAAGGATTATTTGGAATTGCACGGATTATAATGTAAACTTTGCAAATGGAAAAGATTAATTATCAAGGAGTTATAAAAGAAGAGGTCAATCATCCTGAGCATTATCAGGGGAATGGCATTGAGGTCATTGACATAATTGATGCTTTCGACCTTAACTTTAATCTTGGCAATTCAATTAAGTACATACTGCGAGCCGACAAGAAAGGATTTAAAAAGAAAGATTTGAGTAAGGCGGTTTGGTATTTAAATCGGGAACTCGAAAAATGGAAAGGATAATATATGAAGCCATTGCGCTTTCAATAATCATAGTGGCTTTTGTTGTTTATTTTAGTTATTTAATTGTCAAAAAGTCAAAAGAATGACCAGGTCGCAAATCATTGAGGAACTTTATAATTCAAAGGAGATTAAGCAAGCCTTGATGAAAATGCACCCAGCAAATTTAAGGGAAGAACTCAAGCAAGAAATGTTCGTTAATCTTTGCTCAATAACTGAAGACAAATTTTGGTCGATTTACAATAACAACGGAAGCAACGGATTGAAGTTTTGGCTTGTCAGATGTATGCTTAATATGATTTATTCAACGGGAATGAATCAGCCATTCTTTAGACACTTTAGAGCCAAGTTTGAATCGATTGATGGTTTAGAAGAGTTAGTGCATATTGAGGATGAATCTAAGGATTATAAAGAAAAGCTATTTAATCGGGTAGAGGTAGCGAGAAAAGAGTTAAGTTGGTACGAAGATATGCTTCTCGATACTTATGTCGAATTAAATTTTAATCAAACCGAGATTTCGAGAAAGACTGGTATCCCGTATATGTCCATTGTCAAAACGATTTCAAACATTAAAAAGAAAATAAGGGATGAAGCCTGATGAGAAAGCTAAAAGTTTGTTAATCAATGCCCTTTATTTTTGTGGCAATAAAGCATTTGCTTTTGAATTAGCTTTGTACTTTTGTTCATTAATTCTTGAGCAGAAACTAAAGGCAGATGACCGTGCTTACTGGAGTGTTGTTCAAGATGAAATATACCAAACAAACAAATGATAACTATAATCGCAGCCGTTTCCTTTGCAGTCTTTTTTACGATGACAAATTTGTATCAGTCATTCGGACTAAACTTTAAACCGTTTAGTTGCACTCCTTGTTTAAGTACCTGGAGCGCTATCGTTTTGATTATAGTTCCTATCCAGTTCCAAGAATGGATTGCAATCGTATTTAGTTCAGGGATATTAGGAGCGGTCATTTTTAGATTAATAAACAAACTATGAACGAGCAAGAGATAGCATTTATAGAAGCTAATATTATAAACTTTGAAGCAGTTGCTTTAGGGTTTACTAAAAATATAGAAAGAGAAATACTTGAAGAATATGCGACCCTATATCGTAAATATGTTAATAAAGATTTTAATTTTAATTCGTGGTGTGGCTCTTGTGTCTTTGATATGCTAAAAAGATTATCCGCACATTACGAAGGAATAAAGTATATTGAAAAACTCAACCAACCAAAACCAAACGATGTCCAAACTAAGAATCTGCGCAGTCGGAAGTAGACATTCAGGAGTCACTTACCATCGCCTTGCGTTACCATTGTCAGTGATGAAAAAGGAGTATTGTATTATCACGGATACAATGACCGAAGAGATGCTTATTGAGAAGGCTATAAACGTGGTCATGGTCAATCGGTTTTGCGAATTAATACCATTGCCCGATTTATTAAAATGGAAGGCTAAGTTAGGCTTTAAATTGGTCGTTGATATTGATGACTACTGGGAACTATTTTCTCAGCATTTATCTGCGCCAACTT